GCTTATTAGATGCTTTCAAATCTAATATTAATTATATAGAAGTCAATTGTGAGACGAGTCACACTAGATCATCAGGAAGAGATGATTTTAAACTTAATTCCCTTGATGAAAGAAGGAAGAACCTATATTCATCTCGTATTAACGCAAGGGTAGTGCCGGTTAAAGCTACAAATAACTACATTAAAAAATGCGTAATGCACTCATGTAATATTAAAGCAAAACAGTTGGAACCTGTATCTTTCCAGAGCTCAGTTAGTGCTTACCTAACAACTATAGAAGAAGAAGAAGAGGAGAAAATGGAATTTCTAGGCTTAGAGAAAATAAGACAAAGACCGTTAAAGTTGTCTCATGTGCAATTGAGCACAGATGGGAAAAGAAAACAACAAGATGTGTTAGATTATTTGAAACATAGTGGAGTAGACAATGTCGTTTTTAAAAATTTGTCCTCCGGTGAGAATGGAGAATACTTGTTTGATTCTACCAGAAAATTATTATATTTGTTGACAGGAAAAACGTTATCTAATTGGCTGTTAGGAAAGTATTCCACGTACAGTGTATATACAGCCAAAAAGAAAACATTTAAATGTTTTATAGTTAGACCAAAAATGCAATCTCAAGGCATGTTCGATGCTTTGGGAGAAATTTTTACTGTAGTTAATGGTACTAGCAAAGTTCTTTTAAAAGCAATTCAAAATTATAAAAACCCTCAAGTGATAGCGTGGGTTATGGATGTGTTGACTCTTACTATAGAGATGAATGACCCTTATTTTTGGACTCCTATTACGATGTTAAAGTTTTTTGTAAGATTGTATTCTGCTATAATGAGATTTACCGATTTTAAGAATAAGGCGATGCAATCTCAATCTTTAGAAGAGGTCACTAGTGTTGATTCTATTATGTTATTATTAGCATGTTTTGGTTTACCAGAGCCTATTATGAAAGGTTTAAAACAGATTTCATTAATGACTAATAAAAAGATTTTGGATTCCCCTAATATAATTATGGACTTAATTCAGCAATTTTTAGAAATATGTTATGACGTTTTACAATGGCTTAAAGAAACGTTGAAATTAGAGATAGTAGATGCGATTATTGATATGTTAGCTCAACCCTTAAGCTTTGTCAAGGGGCTTAAGTTAACCAAGAAATTAGGCAAGATGACTGTAGATTTTCAAAAAAATAATCAAATTATGTTTGATCCTGTTGTTAGAGAGGAA